AAATACAAGGTTGCCAAGGCCGAGCGCAAGACCGAATATATGAACTGGCAGACTACTGAGCAGATGCCAGAGTTTAGGGGCGAATTAGAGCAACTCAGCACGCAACTACCCTTGGGCGGTGCGCAGTACCTCAAGCTGATGTGGAGCGCCCAATACTTGCGTCCATGTGCTGAGTTTATCCCCATTGATGACGTGTATTTGCCGTTTGCGGCCACTAACTTCTATTCTGCTGAACGCAAGACCCACGTCCAGTATGTGACCAAGATGGAGTACCAGCGTCGGGTTAAATGCGAGATGTACATCGACGTTGACCTTGGTTCGCCAGAAGTGCCTGACTTCAGCAAGGCATCCATTGCCAACGACAAAATTGAAGGGCGTAAGGACACCTCCTACAATGAAGACGGGCTGCGCACCATTTTTGAGATCTACACCCATCTAGACTTTGGCGATGGGGTTGAGCCGTACATCATCAGCATTGACAAGACCAGCAGCAAGGCGGTGGCGCTGTACCGCAACTGGGAGCCTGAAGATCCTCGCCGTGTAGAGCTTGACTGGATTGTGGAGTTCCCCTTTGTGCCTTGGCGTGGTGCTTACCCCATCGGCCTGACTCACATGATTGGCGGCCTGTCTGGTGCGGCCACAGGTGCACTACGCGCCCTGCTGGACTCGGCTCACATTCAGAACATCCCAACCCTACTCAAGCTAAAGGGTGGCCCTGGTGGCCAGACGCTCAACGTCCAACCAACCGAGGTTGTGGAACTTGAAGGCGGTGCGCTCATTGATGACGTGCGCAAACTGGCCATGCCGCTACCGTTCAATGGTCCGAGCCCTGTGCTGTTCCAACTGCTAGGCTTTGTGGTAGACGCAGGCAAAGGCGTTGTGCAGACCAGCTTTGAGAAGCTGAGCGATGCCAATCAAGCACAGCCGGTTGGTACCACGATGGCCCTGATTGAGCAAGGCATGGTGGTCTTCAGTTCAATCCACTCGCGCATCCATAGCTCAATGAGCCGCGTGTTTAAGATCCTGCACCGGATCAACAGCGCCTACCTGACCATTGAAGACATTGAAGCCCAGGCATCTGGTTTGGATGTCAAGCCTGAAGACTTTGACGGCCCAATGGACGTTGTGCCGGTAAGTGACCCGGCGATCTTCTCTGAGACGCAACGCTTTGCTCAGACGCAGGCACTCATGCAACGCTCGGCCACCATGCCGCAGATGTATGACCAGCGCAAAGTTGAACAGATGTTTTTGCGCAGCTTGAAGATCAGCGCTGATGATGTACTGCAACCGGCTCCCGGCACCGAGGATATTGACCCAGTGAGCGAGAACGTGGCAGCTACGATGGGCACTCCTCTTTATGTCTTACCGCAGCAAGACCACATTGCCCACCTTAAAACGCACTTGGCGTTTCTGAAGTCGCCGCTGTTTGGACAGAACCCGGCTATTGTCAAAACCTACATGTTCCCAATGTCCACTCATTTGCGTGACCACCTGCTGAACTACTATCTGACCGAGGCTCATGAAGCTGTAGACATTGCCCAGAAGAAGAACTTGATTGAGAAAGACGCAGAGCAGCAGGTCAATGTGATTATTAAAGTGCAGCAAATCATTGAACAGCAACTTAGCAACTTTGCCCAAGAGTTGGCACAGATTGATCAAGTCGCTCAGCAGTTTAAACCCCAGCCACCGATGCCGCCAGACAGCAGCATGCAGATAGCTCAGATGAATGCACAGCTGCAAGGCCAAGCACTCCAGCAACGCACGCAACTTGATCAAGCAAAAATGCAACAAGCCGCTCAAGCTGATCAAGCAAAAATGCAGACCGAGCAGTCCAAGTTGCAACTGGATCAGGCCAAGCTGCAATTGGAGCAAGCCAAAGTCCAGCAAGATGCACAGCAAAACGCACAAAAGATGGCCGAGGATGCTCAGCAAACAATGCTCAAAGAGCAGGCAGAGAACGAACGCACAAAGATCGAACTGCAAACCCGCTATCAAATGAACACCGACGACAACAACACCGCCCTACGCCTAGCCGCAACCGAGTTAGCTACGGGCGAGAAGTTTGGCGTCTCAACAGGCACAGGCGTCAATCCCGGCGTTTGACACATAGGAGAAACCACGATGAACAATACCCCAGCAGTCCCAATGAATAACGGCGCAGTCAAGCAGCACCACCGCATGGCGGCTGGAGAGCCTGTAACTGGCCAGACTTTGCCGGCAGCGCCAGCAATGCCAAAGACGCCTGCGTGAATATAGAGACAGTTTTGCTAAATCGGCTGAAAGCCGCGCAAGCAAGTTTTGCGCTTGAATCACTCAAGCGCCCCCAAAACCGCGATAGCTTTGAGTACGGCTATCGCGTGGGTGTCGTATCTGGTTACGACGCAGCGTTAGACGTACTTTTTACCATTTTGGAAGAGGAGAAAAACAGTGGCAATGACTTATGAGGACGCAATGGCAGAGGCTTTTCCGGCTGCAGAAGCCGGCATTCAGCCTTTTGGAAGCCGTGTTCTGGTACAAATTCGTAGTCCCAAACAACGCACCGCTTCGGGCATTATTTTAGATGTGGGCTCCAGAGACACTGAAAAGTGGAACACTCAGGTAGCCAAAGTCATCTCAATTGGCCCTTTGGCATTTAAGAATCGCAACACAATGGCCAGTTGGCCTGAGGGTTCTTGGTGCGTGGAAGGTGAGTATGTTCGAGTTGCCAAGTATGGTGGCGATAGGTGGGAGGTTCCCATGTCAAACGGCGAATCGGCGCTGTTTGTAATCTTTAACGACTTGGACATCATCGGGCGAGTTAACGTCGATCCCTTGTCTATTCGTGCGTTCATCTGAAAGGAGATGAGAAATGGCTGAAACCCTGAACGAGCAAGATGAGGATAAAAAGCCTCTAGAAGACCTTGTCATTGTGGAAGACAAACCGCCACAAGATGATGAGGATGACGATCGAATTAAGGCTGACGAAGACAGCGGCACTGATTCTGAACGCGAAGCAATTCGTGAACGGCGTCGGCTGGAGAAGATTGAGCGCCGTGACCGCAAAGACAAGGCAATCACCCGCGACAAAACAGAACTAGACTTCCTGCGCAAGCGCAATGATGAGCTAGAACGCCGTATGGGGGCGCAAGAGTACCGCGCTCACCAGTCTGACTTGCAAAACATTGACGCACACATCCGCCGTGCGCAAGAAGAAGCTGAAATGTCAGACCGGGTCATTGCCAAAGCTGTTGAGTCAAGCAATGGTGCTGATGTTGCTCAGGCTCTTAGGTATCGGGATCAGGCACTGGCCAAACTTAATCAACTCAGTGCCATTAAAGCGCAGGCTACACAGGTTCAGCCAAAGCAGCAACAGCAGGTTGATGAAGCTACTATATCCCGTGCAAAAGAATTCATGGCTGATCACCCCTGGTATGACATTAATGGGCGTGATGAGGACAGCGCAATTGTCCTAGCAATTGATCAATCGTTGCACAAGGACGGTTACGACTCCAAGTCTGATGAATATTGGACAGAACTTAAACGCCGGGCTGCTCGCCGCCTGCCGGAGCGGTTTAAGACTGAGAGTCGGGTTGCACGAGGCGGCCCTGCCGTCGGTTCTGGCCGAGAACACGCCCCAACCTCAACTCGGAACGAGGTGTATATCAATCCAGAGCGAAAACAAGCTCTGATTGAAGCCGGAGTATGGGATGACCCCATTTTGCGCAAGAAATACGCTGCCCGTTACGCCGAATACGACCGCAATCAACGCAATCAAGCATAAAAAACTTTATTTTTTAAAAATTGAGGTATAATCCTCACTAATCGCTGAAAGGAGCGAGAATATGTCCGACGAACGCTTAAAGAAATCCGCTGGTGACAATCGCGAGCAACGCGCTGTGCAAGACCGCACGGCGACTGAGAATCGTGAGTTGTCCGATGATGAGCGAGTTGAAATGTTCCGTCAACAGTTTTTCCAGTCCTCGTTACCTGATTTACCAAAGCTGCCCGGCTGGCATCCTTGCTGGCTAACAACGACGAACCCACGTGACTCTATCCAAACTCGTATCCGCTTGGGCTACCAGCCCATCAAGCCAGAAGATGTTCCTGGCTGGGAATACGCCACCCTTAAAACAGGTGATTGGTCTGGATTCATTGGGGTAAATGAGATGCTTGCGTTTAAGTTGCCCATGAGCCTGTATGAAAAGTACATGCGCGAAGCCCATCACGATGCGCCTCTACGTGAAGAGGAAAAGCTCACCGATACGGCTGACTTCCTTGAGCAACAAGCACGATCATCTAAATCGAAGTTGACGCTGGGCGACGGTAATACAGAATTGGGACAAAAGCGGCAAGCTCAGTTTGATCTTGCTTGACAGACTTTTTAACCCCTTAGGAGAAAGCTAATGTCCTCGACTAGCGCACCCTTTGGTTTTAGGGCCAGTTTCCACAACAGTGGACAGATGCGCCCTAAAGCCTACACAATCGCCAGCGCCTACGCTGCCAACATTTTTGAGGGAGACCCCGTAAAATTGGTGGATGCAGGTACTGTTCAACTCGGCACATCTGACGGCACTCGCTCAGGAACTGTTGCTGGTATTTTGCTGCTTGGCGTCTTTGCCGGCTGCCAATATACCGATGCATTGGGCAAGCCGACCGTGTCATCGTACTGGCCTTCTGGAGTAACCGCAACGGATATTACGGCTTGGGTTTATGACGATCCAGAGACCTTGTTCAATGTGCAGTACAGCAATCCGGGTACACCTGGCACCACGACAATGCAAACTGCCGTTGGTGAGCAGATGGATTGGGTTGTGGCCTCACCGGGCGGCTCTACCTCAACAGGGTTGTCAAACACCCAAATCGGCGTCATTGAAGCTACTTCTGGTCAATTCCAGTTGACCGGCTTTGCTGGCGAAATCAACGACTCCATAACAGACGCATACATTGTAGCTATTGTTCGTATCAACGAGCACATCTACAAAGCTGCTGTTAACTCAATCTAAGGAGGGCTGACAAATGGCTACCCCAATGCGCAGTACCGACTTTAGGTCGGTTGTTGAGCCGATTATGAACGAGGTGTTCGACGGCGTTTATGAGCAACGTGCTGACGAATGGAAGATGGTCTTCCGTGAGCAAAAAGGCATTCCTCGGAATTACCACGAAGAGCCCGTCCTGTACGGTTTCGGCGCGGCTCCTGAGTTGCCTGACGGCATGGCTGTAACCTACCAAAGCGGCGGTGTGCTCTTTATTCAGCGATATTTGTACAAAGTGTATGGCCTTGCCTTTGCTTTGACCAAAGTGCTCGTTGAAGACGGTGACCACATCCGCATCGGTCAGACTTACGCCAAGCACTTGGCTCAGTCGCTAATTGAGACTAAGGAAACACTGGCTGCCAACATCCTGAACCGTGCCTTCAACAGCGCGTATCTGGGTGGTGACGGTGTTTCTCTGGTGTCTACAGCACACCCGATTGTCAGTGGTACGTTTAGCAACCAGCTAACTACCGCTGCCGCTCTGTCGCAAACATCACTTGAGCAGATACTGATTCAAATTCGCAACGCTGTTGACAACAACGGCAAGCGTATTCGTCTCGTGCCTAACAAAATCGTGTCCGGACCCAGCAATGTGTTCCAGGCCGAAGTGTTGCTCAAGTCTGTCTTGCGCACCGGCACGGCTGACAATGACATCAACCCGGTCAAGTCTATGGGCTTGCTGGCTGAAGGTCAAGGCAATCTGTCACGTATTACGTCTACCACCGCATGGTGGGTTCAGACCGATGCGCCAGATGGCTTGAAGCTGTTGATGCGTCGTGGCTTGGAGAAGTCTATGGAAGGCGACTTTGAGACTGACTCCATGCGCTACAAAGCGACAGAGCGTTACACGCTGGGTTGGACTGACCCCCGCGGCGTTTTCGGAACCCCTGGCATCTAAGACTACGGGCTTTAACCCTCAACTCACAAGGTTGGGGGTTATGGAGGTAGTTTTAATGCGTCTGACAGCTTAAACCTCAAGCTGACGACATGCAGACAGACGCGTTACTTGCATGTAAGGAAATATCATGGCATCCACCACGTTTTCGGGCCCGGTTACGTCTACCAACGGCTTTATCGGCGCTTTGACAGGCAACGTTACGGGCAACATTGCAGGATCAGGCAGCACCACGCACGCTACGACCTCCGCAATCAACGCCACTGCAACAGCCACTGCTGCCGAAGTTGCTACTGGCTACATTACCTCCACCTCTGTTGGAACAGTCACCATCACGCTGCCAACCGGCACACTGCTTGGAGCAGCACTAAGTGCAGTTAAGGGTACAATTTTTGATCTGTATGTGGACAACACCGCAGGCGCATCTGTTGTGACTGTAGCTGTGGCAACTAACGGCATCTTGTCTAGCGGCGCTGCTGACACCCCTGGTAGTTTTGGTGATCTGACAATCGCTGCTGGTGCAACAGGCTTGGCTCGGTTTACGCTGATGTTCTCTAGCGCAACGGCCTATGTGTTTACTCGCACAGCTTAATCAGAGAATGACATGGCTGACGCAGTAGCATCCCAAACGCTACTTGACGGTGAACGGCTGTTCATCGCCAAGTTTACAAACATATCTGACGGCACGGGCGAATCTGCCGTTACCAAGATTGATGTTTCTACGCTAAATCCAAATGCATTTAATTTGGCTTGTAATGGCG